ACCTATCTCAATCGCACTGCCGAGAAAATGTCAATAGCCACAGGTAACGTTGCGGCTTTTGTCACAGCTCAGGCATGGGTGGCGGTCGGCGCCGACGCAGCTGCGGCTCGTACGGTGTTCGACGCTTATCAATCTGAACTGGAGGCCTCCAATGAGTTCCTAGCGGAGCCTTTGCGTCCCCCAAGTTTTGTTGATCGTCTCAAGCGGTTGTATGCCAAACATCCCTTCATCGCCACATTCCTGTTGGGGATTTCAGTGCCGTTCATTTTTGCACTTTTATTCCTACGGATGCGTTCGCGCAAGAAAATGAGTCTGCTCAATACTCTTGATACCGCCCTACGTGACTTTGTCCGCCAATTCATCACTGATTGGTTGTTCAAGTTGCCTTCGGATCTTGTAGCAGCAGCCAACACGCGAACATACTTAGGTGGCCTCGCTTTAGCGCACCCTATCATTTTAGCACTTATGGTTGTTAAGAAGGACAGCCCTCGTTTCAAAAGTTTCTATGGTTCTACGACATGGTACGTGAATTCAGCCTATCTTATGTGGGCTACAGTTCAGTTATACATGCCTTTCATAGCAGACCGAGTATTCGAGATCGTGGACATCTCTAAAGAGCTTGTTCGTCCTTCCATGAGCCTTTGGGATAAGTTAGCCGCGTTATTTCGACGTGGGGACAAGCAGAAAGAGTTAGTCTTGTCCTACCGAAATCAACTTAGGCAGCCTCTTCCTGATTACTCACCAACTCAAGGTGCTTTAGTCGCTGGACCTTGCGACCCGATAGTGTTCCCTGCCTACTGCGCTGGCCGCCTTTCAAAAATTCCCCCTCAGAACCCATCAGCTTATTGCTCTGCCCGTTTCGACGAGCACCGCCCGAAGCCGGGGAATGTTTTATGTGGTTTCCACATGGTTGGTTGGACCCCGATCGTGTGTGAAGACTGTACCCACAATCAGTATGCTGCCGTTGTGCAGCGGGTTACGGTCGCCACCCCTCATCTATCCGAAGAAATTCAACGGCGACTTCGGGTGGATGATTTCCATTGGGTGCCAAAGCTAGGCGAACGAGAGTTCATGTATGAACATTGGGTGAAACATTTAAAACCCAAGAAACTCGCTTCGTATCTTGAAGGCGTTGGAGAAGATCCTTCGTCTCTGGAGAATTGTACGCACGAATTGTTTGTTAAGCGCGAAAATGGCCTTAAACATCACGTTGCTGTCCCCGAGTTAGCTGTGCTGCGACCCCGGGCAATTTTGACTAGCTCTCCAATTGGTAATTTAGTCCTCGGTCCGGACGCACACTCATTGTCGTGCGCCCTGGAAGTCCC